TTCTTTCAAAGAATTTAAATCATTAGTGTTCTTAAAGTAACAGTCGTGGTTGCCCGGAATTATATCCATAGTAACACCGTACTCCCTTAATTTCTCAAGGAAGATCTTACGATTATGGTTTAAAGCTTTAAAGTTTATAGTTTTTCGATTATCATAGTAATCGCCCAGATGCAGAATCTGAGTTATGTTGTTTTCTTCCAAGTATGGGAAAAATATTTCTGAATAAAAACTTTCCTGATACTTCATGAATATATCAGAGGAATTACGAATACCGCAATGAGTATCGTTTAGTATCGCTACTTTCATGTATAATATAATCCTATAAAATTATGTGGTAATTATACCACACTTCATAAGTAAATGTCAAGTGTTTTATTACAAATAATCTGAAAGATCAGAATCAACCTTTACCGATCTTCTCTTTCTTTTCTTTTCTTCTTTTGCGTAATCTTTGAAGTGACTGTCAGCATCTTTCACAATATCAATCCTCTGTCGAAGAACATCTACAAATGGTTGATTATGAATATGACCATCTATGTTTTCTCCATTGACTAAAAAGTCTTCTATTGCAGCTTCTGAAATATACTTCATCTTTATATCTTGTTGACGTTTCTCGTTTTGTATGCGACGTAAGAATGCATACCAAGAAATCTGTGTGAAATATGCGAACGCATTAAGATTTCCTGTACGAGTTGCGGCCTCTGGATCAAACCTATTAATTGCTTTGAGACAATTTTCTACAGCATCCATAACCATTTCCTCTCTGTATGTATAACGAACAAAGTTAGCTTTATGAGATAGACCTTCACATATCTTTAAAAAACATTCTGCGATGTAATTAGGTACGATGGGTTTTGATAAACCCTCCTTCTCACATTCCCTAAGATGAGTTACATAGTCTACGACCGCTTGACTAAACTGTTTGTTATTAACATAATGTGGTCTTTTGGATGCTTCACTAGCCATAATTAATAGTTCCGATTTTTATGTTGTTAATGTGTGTATTATACACTATTTTATAGATTTTGTCAATAATTAAATTTATTTTAAAAAAACGCTTGACAATACTTGTTCTGTAGTGTATAATATATCTACTGCTCCGGAGGGATGAATAGAGTTTATATTAATGTATAATACGTTTTTTATTCATGTCCTCTACGATATTTTCTAACCAGTCTTCTACAGCTTCATCTAAGATTGGTTCTTCCTCTACACTATTTTTTAAATTGTCTATTTGTTCTAAAGCTATATCATATTGAAATATCATTTCCTTAGTAGGTATAGCGAACGCCATTATATGTCTAGTCATCAACATAATTACTTGGATTAATCCATCCTGATAAGTCATATAAGAACTAAAGGTGAAATATTTATGATTTTCCTCAGTCAATTTCTCTTTAAGTTTTAATGCGTTTCTTACGATAAAATGACTCTTGTGTTCTTCAACAACTTCGCAGATAACTTCATCACCGTTAATCATTTTAAGTTGTCTAATATCCTTTTTAACTTTCATCATTATCCTTAAGTTGGGCAGTTTTCATATCGATAGGGTATATTTTATATTTAAACCCTTCTTTGGTATATATTTTAATTCTTTCAGCTGAATGTTTTAATGTAAAATTCTTATAACCTTTCTTGTGAAAATCATCAGCTATATCAAAAAGTTTAGTAGTCTCACCATTGTCAGACTTTCTCAATCCCCTACCTATACTTTGTAACACCTTTACTTGAGATTTACTTGGTGTTGCAAATACAATATTGTGTAAGTTTTTAATATTTATACCAGTACTAAATGTTCCTAGAGAGGCAACTATAATTGCATTATCTTGTTTCTCGACAATACTTCTTATAGACTCTCTGTCAGCAGCACCTACTTCACCCGACACATAAAAAACCTTTCTGTCCTCATCCACAGAATCTTTTATCTTATCAAATAAAACCTTTCCATGTTTCTCAACAAACTGAAACATAACCAGAGTATTCCCTTCCTGATCTACAGCTAACTTTGTAATAAAGTTATTTCTTGCATCATTAGTAACAATCCAATCAATTTCTTCTTGGTATGTTTTACCATCCATAAAGTGACATATGTCATTATGGTACCTTAGTAATAATACAGAAATATCTAAGTCTGCAAGAGTCCCTGAGTCCTGAAGAGCTACCGTAGTGGTAACCTTATATGTCGGACCAAACAAACCTTCTAAGACTAACTTATTAGTTTCCGTTCCATCCAATGTACCTGTAGTACCAAAACGATACTGAGAATTAACACACTTATCCATCATTGTCGATAAGGATTTAGCTTTAAACAGATGAACCTCATCTCCGAACACGACATCGAACTGTTCAAAGAATTCTGTACCAAACCTATATAAGGACTGCCAAGTGGATATGATCACAGGTTTATCTGTAACCTTGTCCTTACCAGAATATATCATGTGACAGTTATTCTCAACATCATAACCATACTCTGAGAAATCTTTATACATCTGTTCTACCAAAGATGTTGTAGGTACTATTATCAAAGTTTTATTTATTTTTTTATTTTCCTTGACAAAACGCAACAAATTGTATATAATAAAGCTCTTGCCGCTTCCGGTAGGAGATAACAACAAACATCTTTTATTTTCTATAGCGTGTGTTATAGCTTTGTACTGATAATCTCTAGGTTCAAACGGCATTTCCCAAGACGACATTTGTTTTATTAATTTCGGATGATCCACATCATTCTTTGCAGAGGGAATTCCAAACTCGTCACTGTCCAGTATTTCCATAGGGTAGAATCTATCAGCACAGAATCTTCTGAGATGCGTATACAATCCAACGGGTAACTCTTTAGTCACCTGATTATACAGTTTGATTCTTCCGTCCCACTGTCTTCGTTTGAAGGCTGGCATAAAACGATAACCCGGCACGAAAAATGCAAAGTATTCTCTCAACTCTTGATCTATAGAAGGATGAGCGGATACCAGCAACTGCGCATGGTTCTTCATTTGTATTTGGATTTTTTCCATACTATATGTATTCGAATATTAAATACCTGATTCGAATTGTCTCCACCTTATCATATTCCCAATAGTCTGATGTCTCCACTTTAAAGTATCAACTATCTCAGTCAAGTGTTGAATAAGAACCTTATAGTACTCCACCTTTTCTTCTGAAGCTACAATCTCTGGATCAGAGTTATAGTAATAGTCCATCTCACCCTTGAGAATCTTTAGACCATTAAATGGATCGGGTTCCCATCCCTTAGACATTAAGGTCTCTTGATCCATCTTACCATTATAGTATAACCACTTTTCCTTGAGCAATACTTGTTGGGAGTTCTCAACTCTTTTGAGTTGTAACTTTGCGAGAGACAAACTTTGTAGATATTTTGCGTGAAGACTTGGAGTCTGTCTAGAAACCTCGTCTAGTTGATGTTGGGGAATTTCACAATCTTCACCCCACTCTTTCATAATTGATTCTAAATCTAATAACATAATATACCTTTTATTTCACTTATTACTTATATGTTCAATACAGTCCTGCCAGTAAGACTCATCATGTCCTAGAACATAAGACAACGTCATTCTAGGGCAATATGTTCGAGCCGCATGATAAACAACGTTACCACTATCATAGGAACCAAAATATCCAGCTTTCAATGACCAACCAGAAGAATCTTTCATTGTAACGATTTCTCTTGTCGAAGGGTCTATGTATTTAAACCACCCATCACCATTTTCGGACCAAGTTAAAATTAAATTGTAAGCGGAAGCGTTAGCGTTATTATGCCAGCCAATAAACCCACCGGATGGATAATATTGACTCAACGCAGAATTCTGTGTTCCCAGTTCTGATTGTATTAGGTAATCTAGATCAGAATAATCTAGACTGTATTGTGAATCTGTACCATTATAATGGTCAGGTTTTATAGCCACCGAGTATGACTTGTCTGCGGAACCTATATGGTTTTCTTTCATAGAAATTATTTCTTCCATGAAGTCTTGTCCAGTATACCAGTCAGCCTTACCCTCAAACTCAGGAGAAAAGATTGTATTGGTTTTTATAACATCATATTTTTCAACATAAGTGTAACGGAATTGTTCGAGAATGTCAATCAATTCCTCATTACATATTTCATAGTTCTTCATTATATAATCTCAAATTTAGAAAATCTGAACGTTGCATTAAACGTCAGATATGTTACATCTCCTGTGGTTGCATTTAAATCTATAGCACTCAAAGCTGTAGGAATACAGTCTTCGTACTTTATACGGACAGAGGTATTATTTTGACTGGACAAAACCATAACAGTTATGTCTGAATATATAGAAGATACCGGAGTCTCTAGTACTCCTCTAGTATTAGTTTCGATGGTTCTTTCCAACCAAGATTGCATCTCTTTATAACCCGACATATCCTCATCTAGTATCAGAGTTAGTTCCAATTCCGAATATGTTATTTTATCTCCAGCCAAAGGAACTGAGGTAACCTTTCTGACGGGGAGTTCCACAACATTTACCGTTGCGCCGGGATGCATGACTGATTGAGCAAAATATTCTAAGTTTGCATAGTATCCTTTATTGATAACAATTCGAAAACCAGTAGGTTGTAAAAAACCTTTGTTATCGGTTAGAGTACTTTCTAATATTCCTGTAGTGGTTGTGACTGGCATGATAACCTCTTTTAATCTATACCTTTATTTATACAAAAAATAAGATAAAAAGGGGAGACCTAAGTCTCCCAAAATACTTACTTCTCAGTTACAAACTCATTGAGTTGTTTTGCGGTGGATATAACATCTTCCACAGAAATACACTGATCACCTAATGGTTTTCTATCATTTGGGAAAGAATCGTTGTGAGTATTAATAAGATCATTTTTTCTATAGATATTACCCTCAAGTATTCCTTGTGCTTGGTTAAGTAAGTCGGCTCTAATTTCGAAACCGGATTTTGGTTGAATTGACATAATTACCTCCTGTGTGTGTGTGTTTATGTCGGTATCTTTATGATACATTATTATTTATACAAAAAATAAGATAAAAAAAAGGGGCTCTTTCGAACCCCTTCCATTCTTGTCTATATTAGGCAGTCCATTTTACACCACGATAGACTCGCTCTCGTGGTTGTTTCAATGACTGTTTTAGATCTTCAATTTTCCAAGACACACCACGATAAAGACCAGACAATTGTTTAGCCCCTTTCTCGGTGGGTTTATTTTGGATATTGACACCTCTATAGTATGTAGTCATGACATCCTCCTTAGTTAAAAGTTAGATGCGTTCCTTCGGTAAAATCACCTACTTCCGTCTCTTTCGAGATGAACGAAGATGCGTTCCTTCGTCTAAAGACTACTTCCGTTTATATAAAAAAAATATAAATGAACGGACTATTATTTATAATAAAAAAAAGGGAGACCGAAGTCTCCCCTAAAATGATCCCTTTTGGGGATTCTAGTTTTTATAATCTTATGCGAGGATGTTGTCCACACGGAAGATTCTGTAGTACTGATTGGTTTTAGCAGCAGCTAGGTTATCTGAAGGAGTAGGTCCAACAAATGGGTTAGAAGTCATACCATAACGAGTCTTGAATCCGATTCGTGGCTGGAAATCATTCTCACCGACAGCTTTAACCATCTGTAGAGGTACATATGGGCAGTAGAAAATACCTGAGTCATATGGGTTAGTACCCTTATAACCGACAGTGATATAATCAGTAGTTGCGTATGGATCGATGTAAACCTTAGTACGACCATTAAGAACACCAGCAAAAGTGTTACCAGTGTCGTCTACCTGTAGAGTAGTGCTCATAGCAGGAGTGTAGTCCAACATACCTGAAGCAGAAAGTGCAGTAGCAACGTCTGAAGAACAGATAACGATGTTACCCTTACCTCTACGAGTTTGCTTAGCAATTACGTTTGCTTCACGATCTAATTGTACAACTAGACCTTTGAACTTCTCAGCAGACCAACGTCCATCAGCATCACCAGAAAGATCAAAGATACCTTTCTTAGCAACGTTTGATTGTTGTGCGCCAGTAATTGCCTGAGAGTTAATTGTACGAATAACTTCTCGGTTAATTTCTGCAAGAATTTCAGTTGACAAGATGTTTGCCAATTCTGTTTCTGCGTCCAAACCGTGGATAGCTTTCAAGTCTTGAGCGAGTTCAAGAGAGTATTCTGCTTTCAAAGCACGTGACTTTGCAGTAACAGTTGACTTCTCAATTGTGAAACCCATTTCTGCGAAATCGGGACCAGTGTTACCAAGTGATTCAGCAACAGAAGTTTCCATTCCAGCAGCAGCAAGATCAGTTACTCGATCGCCTTCAGAATCGATACCAGCAAAACCAGAACCGTCAGCAGACTTGTTTGAACCGTCGCCAGAGAAACCAGTTTTAGCTTCGTCGAAGAAAGCTTCGTCATTAGAAGTTGAACCGCCAGTATATCTTGACTTCATAGCGAAGATAAGACCAGTAGGACCAGACATAGGTTGAACACCACAAACGTCATAAGCCATCAAGTTAGGCATTGCACGACGAACCAATGAGATCAATACTGGATCCCATCGTGACTGTGATGTAGTGTTGTTTGCCGCAGTTTCAGTGATGAAACCAGACTCTTGTAGGTGTTGCTCGTTCATTGCTTTTTCTTGGTTCTCAAGAACGGCAGCAGTTACAGCTTTACGCTGATGATCTCGAATAGTTCCGGCACTCTCTTCGTTCAGTACTGGAGACCACTTTTCGATTAGTGTATCAAAAGATTGCATTTTAGTAATTCCTTATTTTTTAGAGGTTTTTCTAAGAGTTGTTAAGTAGTGCTCCATTACTGAAGAAACTTCAACTTCTTCATCAGCTTCTTCAACAAGTGACTCAGCTTCATTGGTTTGCTCTACGATTTCTTTAGCGAAGTAAGATTCTTTGATAGTAGCAATTTTCTGAGTGAATTCTTCTTCACTTTCGAAATCGATGCTTTCTACAAGTCCTTTTAACTTCTCAGTTTGGGTGTCAGCTAGGTCACGACATGCTTCAGAGATAATAGACTCACGCTTGTAAGTTTCTAACTCTTCTGCTAGAGCAATTGCATCACCAGTAGTAGAATTTAACTTCTCTTCTAGTTCTGTAACTTGTTCTGCTAGATCGTCAACTAGATCAACTTTAGCTTCTGGTACTTCGACATAAGATTCTACAAATACGTCTCTCATCTTGGTCATAAAGTTCTCAGCAATTTCAGTACGGAGACCGTTCTGGATTGCAACTTTATTGTCTTCTACCCAAGACTCAACAACGTAGTTCAAGTATGAATCGACAGAAGAAACCAAATCTTCTTTGATTGTAGCAACTTCTTCTGCGAGTTCTTCTTGATACTGTTCTTCAAGTCGGCTAACTTCTTCAGATAACTTAGACTTTACAGCAGCTTCAAAAATTACCGCAGTTTTTTCTTTGAACTCTTCTGAGAGAGTCGCTTCGCTTTGACATAGAGCATCGATTTCAGATGTAGTATCTGAACCTTCGATTACTAAGTCTTCAGCATCAACGCCTTCGCATACTTTTGAGTATGCAGCTTGTAGATCACCTTTTTTCATTTTGCTCATGCTTTTATACATAGCATTGATCATACCAGCTTTTGTTTTAGGCAAAGAAGTTTTAGCTGTCGCTTTTGTTGCCTTATCGACAGATGCAATAGATTCGTCTTCGCTTGGCGCTTTAACGTCTGTTGCTCCACCTTTAGGCTCTTGCGCTTCTTCGAGAGTTTCCTCCACGATTTCGTTAATATCTTCGTCGTGAAGTTCAACTTCGACTTTACTTTCTTCAGTCATAATTGACTCCTATATTTTAGATTTGATTAACGAGAGGAAATTCTTAAACTCACGAATTTGCACTTCTGGACGATGCGCAACCGTTGCTTGTTTGATTTCAGTCTCCATCTCTTCAATTACTTGAGGTTCTAGAATCCCATTATTCCAAATCCAATCTACACCTTCCATTATACCATTAACGAAAGCATCAGGTGCACTTGGATCTTGTACGATATCTACCGTACTAAGAATAAAGTCTTCTTTGACGTAGTTTACGCCATTTCTTGTCTCAAGACTTCCCATACCACGAGTTGAGACACCTAACTGTACACCACCCTCAAGAAGACCTTTGACAATCTTTCCCATTGGGGTATCTAGTATTTGTGCCTTTCCGACAACATCATTACCTTCTAATTTAAGGTCAGTGATGAGGTGCGAAACTTTATCCAAGTTAACAGTTGGACCTTCGGGGTGATTGAGTTCCCCTACAGCACGTTTCTTGCTAACTTGTTCGGTCACGTATTTTGATACTGCCGATTCCATTATAGGTTTCGGGTATACACGACCATTACGATTCTTTTTGTCTGCTTGCGCGAAAACGCCTTCTATAACGTATGATTTCTCACCGTTCTCTTTGGCTTCCACGATGCATTGTACATCATGATTTTCATTAAACTCAGTAATAAGTTTCATTATAGTTTACCGCCTAGTTCTTTTACCGTACTCTTGAGTGCTTTCATTGCTTCACCCTGAGACTTAAATACATCTAGTTTGTCACCATCAATGTAAACAGTGAAACCTTTAGGTTCCTTAATAATAGAGACAGAAGCCCTGGCAATACGTCCGCCAGCCTTACCGGAAAAAACAACGTCACCCTTCGGTTGTTTTCTTTTTTCTCTAATTTCTTTAAAAGATTTCAATTTAATACCTTTACTTAGTATTTATACAAATTACATTCTTAAAATGAAAATATTTTATGCTGCGTCTTCTTCCACAACACTCTCTTCTTCGGAATCCTCTTCTTCCAACTCGGACTCCAACTCAGATTCTAAATCAGTTTCATCTTCTAAGGGTTCATTAAAAATATCAGATGCTACAGCAACCTTTTCTGCATCCAGTGCAGTATTAACCTTGTCACCCAAAACACTAGAAAATATAGATTCAGCTCTATTGAATTCTTTTTCACCTACGGCATTAATAAAATCATTTATTGTCATTTCTTGATTATCTTCGTTCATATTATACTCCAAGTTCATCATCTACTTCGTCGTCGCTTTGTGCATTTTCAGCTTCGACCTGTTTTGCCATATCTTCGATATCTTCATCACCAAATCTCATGACATTCTTCATTACCCACTCACGCGAGAAATATTCGCCTACATACTGAGAGACTTGATCCATAGTCTGGAGTCTTTCTCTAAGTATTTCTGATTCCTTTAGTTCCGCAAAGTGATTGTCTCGTAAGAAGTCAACGTTGATATCTGACTTCCAACCTTCCCAATCCAACTCTGTACACACACCTTTCAGAAGCAATTGTTTCTTAAGAATTGATATGAATAGATTAGAAAATTTCTTTCTTAATCTATCAACAAACTTCTGAAACTTAACTTCGTCTCTGTTTATTTCTGTAGCTCTACCAAGACTAAACTGAGCTTCCTGTTCCAAACGATTCATAGGAACATTTAATGAACGATACACCTTCTTTTGGAAGTAAACAATATCATCAATCTGACCTAAGTTTTCTCCGCCTGGTAGTGTACTAATCTCAGTACCTCGACCACCTTCACGTCTGGGTAACCAGAAGTCTTCAAGCATAGACATATGCTTTCGGTCATCCTTCATTTCACCAGTACTTGCATCATAGACTAACTTGTTTCTATAACGAGTCATAATGTCTTTCATGTGTTGTTCCGCTTTACCCTTGGGTAAGTTACCAACATCTATATAAAAGATTCTACGTTCTGGTGCACGTGCAAGTCTATAGATAACCAAAGAGTCTTCCATCATCCTTAACTGGTTAACTGGTTTGATCACCTTATGTAGGTGAGAAATAACTCTCTTCTTTTCTGGATCTAATAGACCCGAAGTAACATACGAAACAGAATCCGGTGACAACTTTACACCCTGATTAGAACCTGCTTTTTCTTGATAAATGTAAAATTCTTTTACCTTATCTACAAGTTTAGCTCCTGTAACAGGATCCTTTTTGTATTCTACCTCTTTTACCTTTCTTATCTTTGTGGCATCTACAGGACGTATCTCCTGAATACCAGCTTTCAAATTACTTTCGTTGACCAATAGATGATGATATATTCTACCATCGACATACCAACTACGGAACAGATCATGACCATGTTCTTCAAAATTTAACATAGAACATATAGCGTCAAACTCTTCATGTAAAGTTTTCTTAATCTTATCGGTAGTTTCTACTTTATCCAAATCTAATGATACCGAAGCTTCTAATTCTGAAGCCACTACAGATTCATTAACAATATCCTCAATTGCAGCATCCACCTCTGGGTGTTCCGCAATACCTCGATATTTTTTGATTAACTGATGGTTGTCCTTAGCGGACTTACCATTCATATCAACATACTGACCAAAGTGTGAACCGGAAGCGGTTATATAACCAGCTCCATCCTCATCAACCTTGGGAACTATAGAAGGAAGTTTTTTGTTTTCCTCACCAGAAGATTGTGACTTGGATCTTTTTAATTCGAATCCAAATGCTTTTAGAATACTATTGTCTTGATCTGCCATACCTTTACCCTATAATATAATATGGGGGAAAGAAACCTTCCCCCCGTATCATATACTTATACCAATATTAACTAGTAGTATCTGCTTCCCAGTACTGTACTTGGAACTCCACAGTGAACTCTTCTAGAGTATCTACTGTATCATAACTCAGTTCTATAGCACTTAGATTTGTTGGGAAACATCCACGGAACTTATAAGTCTTAAGGACTGATCCATCTTTATCTAATTGTTCTACAAGTAGGTCAGCTTGGTATGCTACAGGGTTAGTTATACCTGTATTTGCACTATGACCGTTCATCCCATTCATCCACCTTTCCAAAGCATTACGCACTTCGAAACCAGTGTCGTTAATTACGGTAGGAGACCATACTTCAAAAGTACGATCACCAGCAATCTTTAACTGACGACCACGGAAAGGAACTTCAATAACATTCATGATTGATGCTGGCAATTGCGCAGCTTTACACATAAATGAAGTCAGTTCTACATCTCCGCCGGCATATATTGGGAAGTTGACTGTTGCACGAAACAGATTAGGACGTGCACCACCACCTTTTAATTTTGCTTTAAAATCATCTACTCTTAATGACATGATTATTCCCCTTATACTGTGCCAACGACTTCTTCAAAGTCAACACCAGTTCTAACCGCTACGAAGTTTAGAGTTACGTAGTTGATGGAACGTGCTGGTTTGATGAAGCAAGATGCTATAAATTCGTTGCGGTCAATAACTTCCGGAGTATTGTTTGTTTCATCACAAACAACACGGAAATCACTAATACCACGACGACCCTGAATTTCACGTAGGAATGGTTCTACGATGTTTACGAACTCAGCACGAGTAAACTCGTCGTTGAATTCAAACATAACGTTTTGTCCAGCTTCACTAATCGCTCGTTCGATAACTAAGAATAGTCTACGAACATTTATTCGATCGAATGCTGAAGGACGTTTTAGGTGAGTTTTATCACCGAACAACATTATACCTTGACCCGGCATACTGACAATAGGATTAACGCCTTGTTTGTACATTACATCCCTTTGCGTTTTAGTTGGGTTATGTAATAATTCAGTTACACCAAGATACTGTCCACGTCGTGAACCAGCTGGTGAGAACCAAGGAGCTGAAACTGAGTCTGATGCCGCCATAATACCAGCTGTAGAAGACGCAGCTGGAATAGAGACATATGTATCATTGTACTTATCGTAAACTTTTAACCAATTTGAGTCTACCACCAAGTAAGAAGAGTTGTAATTGTTTGTAGCGAGGTATCCAGATACGTCACCAGTGGATGCAGAGTTATAATCTACAGAAACCACAGCAACACAATCTTTTCTATCTTCAGCGATAGATAATAACTTAGAATGCATAGATGAGATATTAGCCTGATTTCCAGCTGGAGCTATTAAAAAGTCAATCTGAACTTCTTCCTTGTTTGCAAATGCATCATATCCAGTATGATAATGACTATTTGTTGGAGCAACCTTTGTTCCTCCTACAAGAGTGAAGTCTTCTGGTGATGGTGAGGCACTTGCGGTTACCCAAGATGAACGAGACTCTAGAACGTCAACAACGTAATTGTTAGTTCCGTTTGTAGTCTTTGATCCCTCAACACTAGAAACATATTCGAAAGTTTCGACAACGGAACCATCTAATAAAACTACAACATGAAGTTCATCACCTTCTGGTGCTGAAGTGAACGAGGATGCGTAAGTCCAATTATCGAATTCATTAGTGAGTTGGTCAGTGTCAAGAGCATCTATTGGACCACATACTGAAACGGAAATAGAGTTTCCTAATAAGCCTGGGTACTTTGCTGTGAATGTAGAGTCAGAGGCCTTAGCGCCTGGGTTAATGTTTACAACGTATAAACTTGATGAATATTTTAAGAAGTATGCGGCAGAAAGGTAATCATCTACTTCCACACCTCCTGATGTAGGGTTTCCAAAAACAGCTGATAACTCAGATTCGTTACCGATTAGAGTTGGTGTGTTTACTGGACCCCAATTGAAGTCACCTACTAATGCACCAGTCGTAGAGGTGACAGAAGGAACGGTTCCCGTCAAGTCGATCTCTTTGATCTGTACCGCTGGCGACTCGGAAAATTTAAGAGTCATGATAGTGTCCTTTTTAGTTAAGGTATAATAAGTTAGTCATAATACGGAATTCTTTCTCAATAGTTCTATTTATAATTTTTTAGTTCTTTACTTACCATTCGTCGTCGACGAGATGTCTTTCCCCTATGTCATGCCAACCTGTATCGTATATATTGTCAGATTCTATCTGTTTCATAAATTCCGATCCATCATCTATGATACCAAAAGGTGGGACATCCTGTTCTATAGCGACCATTTTTTCCTCGAACATCATTCTTTTCAAATCTATATCAGTCATATCGGAAAAGAACTGAGTTGATACAAAGTAACCAAACATGACAAGGTTCATCATTAGATCATCATGATTTCCGTTGGAAGCCTCATATGAGGTCCCTTTGGCTGTAAAGGTTGAGACTTCTGATATAGTTTGTTCGTCGTGAATATCTAATTTATTATTTTCCAACAAATCTTTTACCGCAGAACATCCGAGTCTTTTTACCTTCCTTGTCATCTCTATACCTAAAGCATTGGCTTTAATAGCCGACTCTGTATGCAAGTTCTCATATTCTAGTTCGTAGTACAAACCGTTACAAACTACTTGACCTTGATCGTTAGCTTCAACCACCGTGTATGCGTTATTGTAGAGAATCGAATACTTATAAATAATGTTTGGAAAGAGTATCGGAGAAATACTATTATTGCGATACACCGCAACCTGTTGAAAGGGTTGGACCGTTATATCGATTACGTTGAACGTACTGAAATCCTGACCTCTTCCTCGTGCTACATCTACGAGAGTGATGTATTGATGATCCTTAATAGGATCTTTGTATATTAACAAGTCTCCCTGTTCTAGGGATCTTTTGTAAGGCTTCGCCCTTAACTTAAGTAAAGTGTCTCCTTTGACCAGAGTGTTACCAGTACCGAAAAAGGTATTACCGAACTCCTGATCAAATTGCATTTGTGATGTGTTGGAAATTGTTTCTTCCTTCCACTTATCGTCTCTGCCAGGCACATCCCACCAATTAACTTCGAATGATTTGTACTCGTTGACTTTTTGTTTTGCGCCTGTCCAAATTCTCTCGAAGACATTACCTATGCCGTTTGCGGTAGAAGTAATAATAACCTTGGTATTTCTACCAGAGGATACTACTGGGTAGGTTGAAGTGTAGAACTCTGCATCATTATCTACAAATGCGAACTCGTCGAGAAACAATAAATTTACGGACATACCTCGAATAGAGGAACCAGAAGTTGCAGCTGCAATGATTCGTGAGTTGTTACTAAGTTCTATAGAACCCTTGTTGAGTGCTTTACATCCCGGCTGTAGAAAGAAGGGAAGATTCTCCAACATAAGTGTCACACGTGCAAGCATTTCTCTTGCGGTAGCACCTTTGTTAGCGAGAACTGCGATAGTTTTTTCGGGATGAAATAACGCATACCAGAGAAGGTATGCTACGGAACTTATAGATTTTCCTGACTGACGACACGCCAGTACAATAGAGAATCGATTATCATTAAAGTGGTCGAACATCTCTTCTTGATAATCGTAGAGATCGAAAGGTACTAGACCTTTGTCAAGTGATATAATTTTAACATAGGTTCGAGCGAAGTACGCTGGATCTTCCATGCACTTTTTATATTCTAGAAGTTTCTTCTGTGTCCACTCCTCTTGTACACCGTCACGTTTTACGTTGGGGTTTCCAAGATAGTGTGCAGCGGTACTAGATTTCGTTTGATCCAGAACTGTCGATTGCATCTTCTGCTTCAATCACCCTTTCTTCATTATCTAGGTTTCCCAACATTCTCTGTAAGTCGGTTGTCGAACCTATAAAAACATTATTATTTGTAGTTCCGTTTGGAAGAGCGTTGACGCTTTCTTCCGGTTTGTTGATGTCTTTATGTTTCTTATTCAGATCCATAAGTTTATCATTAACATCGGAAATATTCTTAATCATTCCAGACAACACTTCAAAAGCTCTAGGGTGTTCACTTTCTCTAGCAACTTGTATCATCAACTCAAGAGACTCTCGACCCTTTTCGATTAAATCGTAATATGTATCTCTGGAATGTTCATAATCATTTTCTATATTATTTTCTTTATCAGATTTCATTTCCATCATTATCCAAGTATTTCACATTAAATCCATAGTCACTGTCAGGGCTTACACCAATAGGATCTGGTGTAATATTTATAGTCTCAAGAGGTAGGTTGTTTTGTAAATCTGTTAGTATACTCAAAGGTGTATTAACCTCTCTAATTACAGATCTGTCTCGATCAGGACCATAGAAGTTTATTTTCATCTGAAAGTCCAGAGTATAGATTATGGTCCTTCTCTGTTCTAAACCACTTTCGTAGTCATCAGAGAAGGTTATTCCTTGAAGAACTACAGGGACATCTTCCTTGACATCTGGATAATCTGAAAAAGGTTTGACTGTCAAATTATATTGAGGAGCGAAGTAAGGTATGATTTGTTCTACTATTTGTAAAGCATCGTCTTGGGATTTGGCATATATATTTAATTGAAACTGAATATTATAAGGAACTCCGGTATAAACCTTTCTGGCTTTTGTTGCATCAGAAGAGAGAGGTTCTTTATATGCATTAACCTTTGGAAGTTGTCGCATAGGGTCGTAAGCTAGATCAACAATCTCAAATGACATTCTCGGAAGTTTCATCGCAATTCTTCGTTCAGACTCCTCCCCATTAGACATGGAAGATAATCTTTCTAAGAAGTTTCTCTTAGGAGCATACGACAAAGGAACTTTCACCTGAGATATTACCTCATTAGATGCGTTCGATCTTATGACATGCAAGTTGTTAAAAAGAGATCCGAATATAGATACTGTAGTTCTTACTCTCTTATTATAAAAATGAGTTCCAAACATTATGACGGGTCTCCAAATGGATTAGTCTCACTAAAGTCCAAGAAGTCTGATTCGAAATCGTCGAATATCTGATTCTGGGATTCTATCTGTATGTCCTGAATCTCTTTAATCTGTGTGGGTATCCAACTTGCAGTCTCACTTGTTATCGGAGATGTCGTGGTCCATAGATGGAACTTACCATCGGTAGCTCCGGTATGGGCGATAGATAACGTCTTAGTATCACTATTCCAAGTAGTAACTTCACCCTTGATAATGTATTCTCCGTTATCTTGAGTTAGTACTTGACCATCCAAGAAGTCTCCACCGGATACTGGAGGCGATACTGTGACCGTAGGTGCAGTATCATACAAACTCCCTTGGTTCTCTATTGTTCCTCCAGTAACAGATCCATCAGAAATTTCTAGAGTAACCTCAGCTGTTACCCCAGCTGGATCTGATGGAGATGAGAATATTGCGGTAGGAACTGTGGTGTAATTCTCTCCAGATTCTATAATATTCAAATCTGTGACCTTTCCTTCACTATCAATAACTGAAGATAATTCTGCCGAAGAAGATAAGTAATCCGACATCACCAATTCATATTTAAATGCTGATTCCTGTTCTACAATATCAATACCTTCTATACCAGTATCAAAATCTTCATCATTGTATTCGAATAACTCACACTGAAGCCTAAACGTCGGAAGTTGACTTAGTTGGTAGAAAGGAGTTTCTGTTTCTACCTTCATTATCTGAAAGATAGATTCTGACATAGGAAGGAATATTAAATCACCCTCCCTAGGTCTAAATTTCTGTGAGTCAAGATAGTCTCCTATCAAGGATTGCCATCTCTTACGAGCAACAACAAATGTTGCTTGGTCTCTCAATTCAATGCCAAATTTGGTGAATAGATCACCCTCTCCATCAAAACCGTCTTGGTTTTCAATGTACATTTCGACTTTGTATGAATCTGAGAAACGAGAAGGTACATCATCAATAAAGATAGGATCTCTATTAACAATTTCTCTGGGGAGATAATACACATCTTGACCGTAAAACTGTATAGATTCTATAATCAAATCTTCATACAGATTTTGTTCGCTGCGTACTCTTTGACTTATATAACGATTAGTGGCCATGTTAACCTACAAAGAAGATCGGACCTTCGTCTTCCTCTTCTCGGAACTTCTCCATAATCTTTTCGATGTCTTGTAGAGAATCCTCATATATCTGACGAGCATTAACTGTAACACCGCCGGGCAGTGTCATACCGTCAAACTTTATAAGATTAGTTCCCCATTGTCTTTTGACAAGGGCTGTAGAATATGACTTAATAAATTTATGATTCCACAATGAATTATATTCATAATCAGAGTTAGGAGTTCTCATTCCATAAACTTCGAAAACAACATATTGTCCAACTGGAATCTTGGATTTACTTAAGAAAAAGTTTACTCTATTGTTCTGTCTATCGAATGTTATCTCTGGCAAACCAGAAAGTTTCATATCTAACAACGATAGATGTTGTTGCATTTGTTCATAATATGCCATATCACCGGCATAATTATTTAAATCTGTGATATCATTTAACATCATTTGATACTTGATATCAAAGAAGTTTGTTTGTCCTTGTACAGTATTAACGGGCAACATCCTAACAACTGACATGACATCCACACCGAAATCGATGTATCCGTTATCAATATCATCCTGTGTTAGTTGATGTGACAAATATTGTCTTTTTGATCCGTCTGGATGATGTTCACGAAACCACTGAAGGGCTTCATCAATTCTATCGTCCAATTGGTCGTCATCAATATTTACTTCTACTACTGGATGTCCTAAAGACCTCAAGCAGTAATCCATCAATTCGTCTTTACTGTTCGGTATCATATAACCTATTCCTATTTTATAACTAGGGTGCCACGTTGTGACACCCTGTTATATTTATACAATTTATTAGTTAACGATGTTACCGTTAATGTCATAAATGTCGATACGGAAGTGTGAACTCTGCTGACCGTCTAACTTGTCAGAGTTGTCTACTGTAAGACCAACTGCATCGCCAGGTTGTAAAGCACTATCCGCCTTAACACCTTGAGCAGCAGTTGCGACATCGGCAGTATTTGCCTTAGTTGCAAGACTATTAGTCATAGTAGATGCAAAGTTCGCATCGTCACCTAGTGCAGCAGCTAGTTCGTTGAGTGTATCCAACGAAGCAGGAGCGGCATCAATTACATTAGCAACCGCAGTTGATGCGGCATTGTCTGCGTAAGTCTGTGCAGAAACAAGTGCAGCATCCGACTTAGTCGTTGCATCAACAGCTGCGGCAGCTTGAGCAGCATCCGCTTTAGTTGTTGCATCCGCAGAAGCAGTCGCTTCAGCGGCAGACTGTGCAGCATTCGCTTTCGCAGTCGCATCAGAAGATGCAGTAGAGATAGCGGCTGATTGAGCAGCATTTGCCTTACTAGTTGCATCCGCAGAGGCAGTTGCGATAGCATCCGCTTCAGCAGCATCTGCCTTAGTCGTTGCATCAGAACTTGCAGTCGAGATAGCAGATGTTACAGCACTTTCTCTTGCAGTAGTCTCAGCAGAGATTGCATTGGAGTTAACAGTAATTGCATCAGCATTAGCCGTTATACTAGCAGTAAGAGTAGTATCAGTTCCACTGAGAGCATTTACTTCACCTTGTAAGGTGGATATTGCAGTAGTTCTTTCAGATGTTTCGGTTGATATTGCAGAAGTGTTATCAGTTATTAGTGCCTCTAAGTCAGACTTTAAAGTGAACCCTGAAGAAATTTCGAATACCCCAACTTGACCAGCGTAACCGGAAATTGAAGCTTCCTGACCAACATAAAGTTCATTTGTTGTTGAATCAAAGACTAAGGTATTACCATACTGCAAGAAGTTAGATATTTCATATGCTGGAGTAGTCAAATCAGAAAGAGTATATGCACCCAATTTTCCAGAAGTATTCTCATACCATAAGTGACTGCTTGTCATGGTATTATCTACTGTCGTTCCAGAAACGTCCGCTACTGTAGAAGATATATGATTACTAGTTCCTATTTCAGTGACATGAATAGTTGTTCCAACTGGATAAACGAAATTATTACCAACAAAACCAGATTTATACGTTACAGTGCCAGCTGTACTATAATCAGCACCTTCAAATAAGAAAGAAGTTACCCTTGATAGAGTCGATGTATCATAAATATGCATTGCACCCTGTTGATCTCCATTAGCATTTTTAGCCTCACGATCGGGAACATAAAGATAACCATTTCCAGCATAAACAGCTCGACCAAAATGATTGTTAGCTGTTGGGAATACCGTCGGTTCGTTTATGACAGATGGTGATGACGTTAAACTATTTTCATCAAAAACACTTACTAAACTTTGACTACCACTGGCATGACCAGCAAACCACTTTCCGTTATCATATGCGATACTACTACCAACATTTGAATTTGAACTTTGTGGTATATAACTATGTGTTAGAGTGACATTAGAAATATCAGTAAGATCAAAAAACCATACTGCTCCAGTGTTTATGTATGTACTACCATAATTAGGATCATTCCAAGGACTACCAGTTGGAGTACCTACAGCAAGAATTTTACTAGACTCTGAAAACTCAAAAACGGCTCCAAACTCAGGTGTATGATTTGCATGCCAAGTGCTAAGGCCGGGGAAATCTATCCTGACAGGATTCGACATATCTGATTTTGGATAAACCCATAAAGCACCAACACGCATATTAGAGGCGGGAGCACCGACAAATACGAAATCGTTAGAAACCTTGAGTTTTTCACCAAATTCGCTTCCTTGGCTTGAATGACTACCCTTTGTTAGGTTATAGGCACTTTCTGGTTGATCTGAAATAGTTGAGGTTTGTGTTGCACCATTTTGATAATTCAGGAAATTCTCAATAGAAGAAACACTTGAAACATCCGCCTTAGTTGCAAGAGCAGCGGTAGTTGCAGCATCATCTGCCTTAGTTGCAAGTGCGGCAGTAGTTGCAGCATCATCTGCCTTAGTTGCGATAGATGAAGTTACTGAAGATGCAAAGTTTGCGTCATCACCCAAAGCAGCAGCCAACTCATTAAGAGTATCTAGAGCAGCAGGAGCAGCATCTACAGTTGCAGCAACAACCTGATCGGCATATGCTTTAGCGTCTGTTTCTGCTTGATCTGCTTTACTAGTCGCATCAGCACTTGCAGTAGAAATTGCAGCAGCTTGTGCGGCATCTGCTTTAGTTGTTGCATCAGATGCAGCGAGTGCGACAGCTTCAGACTTAGCAGTAACGATTGCAGCTTGTCTTGCAGTAGTCTCAGTTGATATTGCGGCAGTTCTTGCAGTAGTCTCAGCAGAGATTGCAGAAGTGTTAGCAGTTATTAGTGCTTCCAAGTCATCTTGTAATGAGAATCCACCAAGTGAAGAAACATCATATACTTGTACATCGGATTCAGTGTGTGCATATAATTTCTGAGCAGAAGATACTGTATAATTTTCTGAACCAGTAACAATCTTTATTGGTTCCTTAGAAAAATCATTAGTATCATATATTGCCACACCTTTATCACCACCAATATAATTTCCAATTGCATCGTAAGGATGTTCTATCCATCCAATGGCCAAGTTATTACCAAATTCGTATAGGTTGTGGTCTCTTTGGGTAACACTCTCAAGTTCAGCAACAAGGGTATTTGTTCCGGCTTGATAAACCCTAGTTTTAGTAGGACTGACACCATGCCAATGAACAGCATAATAATTTTCAGTAGCTTCTACAAAGTACTTGACATCATTTGAACACTCTAATGTAGCTGCAAGTTGATTATCAGAAGTGTTAAAGATAAATATTGCGCCAGCATTAGTATCGACTTGACTGTAGAACCAATCTTCAACATAAAGATAATTTCCAGCAGCTGCTATTTCACGACCCCAGTAACCACGAGGATCTGCGGCCGGAGGAGCTGAGATTATTGTAGGAGTAACAACTGTAACTGGATTTCCTACTGTTATAGATGAAGACTGCGCATCGATATCACTCGCATTCCAAACATAAACTGCTGGAGTCGCTCCATAGTCGTCACTAAATTTTGATACATAGAATTTTCCATCAACGAATGCTACCGAATGACCTAAGTTTGGATCCTTAGTAGCACCAGTATCTATAGAAACGAATTGACTTAGTTTATAATCTCCAGTACCCGCTATTACTTCTGACAGATGATAGAAATTAGCAGAACCACTGGCGTTACCTCCTGCGTTGTGATTACCAGTTGCAAGAATCTTAGTGACTGGGTCATATGCGAAATTATGGCGACGACTCATACCAAAGTTTCCAATGTGATTAACTAAATCATTTGGAGAATAAAAGTATAGATTAGAATCTTGTCTTACCAAAACTACATCATCATGTACTATAAACTCATCACCCCAGTCAGCATTACCTGTACCACTTGTAATAGTAGATTCTACAGTTGGAGTTCCATCCCCAGCATTACCATTCAAGAAATCTTCAATAGAAGAAACACTTGAAGCATCTGCCTTAGTAGCAAGAGCAGTATTCATCTCGGCAGTAGTTGAATATGGAGTCAAGTCAGTAGAAGGAATTGCAGCAATAGCGGCAGTTCTAGCAGCAGTTTCAGCAGCGATAGCAGCAGTAGTTGCGGCATCATCTGCCTTAGAGGCAATACTAGTAGTAACAGTTGAAGCAAAGTTTGCATCATCTCCAAGAGCAGCAGCCAACTCATTAAGAGTGTCTAGAGCAGCAGGAGCAGCGTCTACAGTTGCCGCAACAACACCATCAACATACCCTTTGTTAGCAGCTTGTCCAACGCCTGTCGGAGTATCAACTCTAACATCCGAACCACTCAACTCAACAATACCGTCTTGGAAGTCGAATGTTCCGCCAGGACCAGTAGCACTTATTGAACCACCAGATGCAACCTGAAGTTGATCTGTCGCCAAACGACCACTTAGTAGATCAGTCCACTCATAGTCTGTACCGTTCCACTTGACGAATTCGCCAGAGTTAGCAGTAGACTGGTTTAAGTGTTGATCGACCTCTGTCTTAGTGGCATTACCGAAACCACTACCAGTGATTGTTGACGAACCGAAGTTTACTATAGAACCTTCGAAATCGACAGTTCCCGTTTGAACTTTTAGGTC